TCCTCGAATTTTTATGCCCGCGAAAAATGAAATTTAACCAGGAGTGCCGCATATGGCTGGAACGGCGGGGCGTTCCGGGCGTCGCCCCAAGCCTACGGCGCGCAAGGAGCTGGCCGGGAACCCCGGAAAGCGAGCCCTGAATAAAGAAGAACCAGTATTCACACCAATAAATGGGGTTTCTCCTCCGGACTGGTTTAACGAAGAAGATATGCCTCTGGCATCAGTTATGTGGGAACTGACCACCAAAGAATTGTGTGGTCAGGGACTGCTGTGTGTTACGGATTTGGCTGTACTGGAGCGCTGGTGTGTCGCCTACGAGTTCTGGCGGAGAGCAGTAAAAAATATCGCAAAAGAAGGTAACACCATAACTGGCGCTATGGGGGGGAAAATAAAGAACCCTGAACTTACTGCCAAGAAAGAACAGGAATCGGAGATGAGTTCTACTGGTTCTATGCTGGGCCTTGACCCCAGTAGTCGACAGCGCCTTATTGGTCTGGCCGGACAGAAGAAAACATCTAACCCATTCCTGAAGATGATCAACTCATGAGCCGGAAATCATATCCCAACGTTAACGCCGCTAATCAGTATGCCCGCAACGTTGTGCGGGGAAAAATCACGGCATGTCAGTATGTCATTCAGGCCTGCCAGCGTCACATTGATGATATGGCGGCGGAGAAGAGTAAAAGGTTTCGGTACCGCTTTGATAAAGACATGGCTGAGAAAGCTGCAAAGTTTATTCAGTTACTTCCACATACAAAAGGTGAATGGGCGTTCAAACGTATGCCGATTACCCTGGAACCGTGGCAACTTTTCATCGTGTGCTGTGCCTTTGGCTGGGTACAGAAGGGAACAAAGCTTCGTCGTTTTCGTGAGGTCTACACAGAGATACCACGTAAGAACGGGAAATCGGCTATTTCAGCTGGTGTAGCTCTCTACTGTTTCACCTGTGATAACGAATTCGGTGCGGAAGTATACTCCGGCGCCACGACTGAAAAACAGGCGTGGGAGGTATTTCGTCCCGCGCGTCTGATGTGTAAGCGCACACCACTACTGGTGGAGGCATTCGGTATAGAGGTGAATGCCTCAAACCTGAACCGTCCGGAGGATGGTGCCCGCTTCGAGCCGTTGATCGGCAACCCCGGGGACGGGGCATCACCGCACTGCGCAATAGTTGACGAATACCACGAACACCCTACGGATGCGCTCTACACAACAATGCTTACAGGTATGGGCGCGCGCCGACAGCCGCTGATGTGGGCAATAACCACGGCGGGCTACAACATCGAGGGGCCGTGTTACGACAAGCGACGCGAAGTGATTGAGATGCTGAACGGATCGGTGCCGAACAACGAACTTTTTGGCGTGATTTACACGGTTGATGAAGGGGATGACTGGACAGATCCAAAAGTGCTGGAGAAAGCAAACCCGAACATTGGGGTGTCAGTATACCGTGACTTCCTTCTCAGTCAGCAACAGCGTGCTATTAACAATGCCCGCCATGCGGGTGTGTTCAAAACGAAGCATCTCAATGTATGGGTTGCCGCCCGCACAGCATTCTTTAATCTGGTTTCCTGGCAAAACTGTGAGGATAAGACGCTGACGCTGGAACTGTTTGAGGGTCAACCCTGCGTACTGGCGTTCGATCTGGCTCGTAAGCTGGACATGAACAGCATGGCGAGGTTATTTACCCGTGAAATAGACGGGAAAACGCATTTTTACAGCGTGGCGCCACGTTTCTGGGTGCCGTATGACACGGTCTACAGTGTTGAGAAAAATGAGGATCGCCGTACTGCGGAACGTTTTCAGAAATGGGTTGCAATGGGCTTTTTGACAGTAACTGATGGTGCGGAGGTGGATTACCGCTACATCCTTGAAGAGGCCAAAGCTGCGAACAAACTGAACCCGGTCAGCGAATCCCCCATTGATCCATTTGGTGCCACCGGGCTTTCACATGATCTAGCTGATGAAAACCTGAATCCCGTCACTATCATCCAGAATTACGCCAACATGTCCGATCCGATGAAAGAACTGGAAGCGGCGATTGAGTCGGGGCGCTTTCATCATGACGGCAATCCCATCATGACCTGGTGTATCGGCAACGTGGTCGGCAAAACCATTCCGGGTAACGATGACGTGGTGAAGCCTATTAAGGAGCAGGCGGAAAATAAAATCGATGGTGCAGTTGCACTGATTATGGCGGTTGGCAGAGCCATGCTGTACGAGAAAGAAGACACGCTGTCTGACCACATTGAGTCCTACGGGATCCGCTCGCTTTAACTGAGGTAATTATGATCATGCTGATTCTCGCGCCTCTGGTGGGCGTGCTGGGTGCGCTTTTGCTGGCGTATGGTGCCTGGCTGATTTATCCCCCGGCGGGTTTTGTTGTTGCCGGGGCGCTGTGCATGTTCTGGTCGTGGCTGGTGGCGCGATATCTCGACCGTACACAGCAGTCTGTCGGCGGAGGTAAATAGTGTTCTTTTCGGGATTATTTCAACGAAAAAGTGACGCGCCGGTGACCACGCCAGCAGAGCTGGCGGATGCTATCGGGCTGTCATACGACACCTATACCGGAAAGCAGATCAGCAGTCAGCGGGCCATGCGACTGACGGCGGTTTTTTCCTGCGTCAGAGTGCTGGCAGAGTCGGTCGGGATGTTGCCCTGCAACCTGTATCACCTGAACGGCAGCCTGAAACAGAGAGCCACTGGCGAACGTCTGCATAAGCTGATCTCCACGCATCCCAATGGCTATATGACGCCGCAGGAGTTCTGGGAGCTGGTGGTCACCTGTCTGTGCCTGCGGGGCAACTTTTATGCCTACAAAGTGAAAGCATTTGGCGAAGTGGCTGAACTGCTGCCCGTCGATCCCGGTTGTGTGGTGCCGAAGCTTAACAGTAGCTGGGAGCCGGTCTATCAGGTCACATTTCCGGATGGCTCCACGGATGTACTGAGCCAGGAGGATATCTGGCATGTGCGCACGCTGACGCTGGACGGACTGGTGGGGCTGAATCCCATCGCCTATGCCCGCGAGGCAATATCGCTGGCGGCAGCGACCGAAGAGCACGGGGCCAGACTGTTCAGCAATGGCGCGGTGACGTCGGGTGTGTTGCGTACAGAGCAGACGCTGTCGGATCAGGCTTATGAGCGCCTGAAGAAAGATTTTGAGGAGCGTCACACCGGGCTTGGTAATGCTCACCGCCCGATGATCCTTGAGATGGGGCTGGACTGGAAGTCGATGGCGCTGAACGCCGAGGACAGCCAGTTCCTGGAAACCCGCAAGTTTCAGCTTGAAGAAATCTGTCGTCTGTTCCGGGTGCCATTGCACATGGTGCAGAACACCGATCGCGCCACCTTCAACAATATTGAAGAGCTGGGGCTGGGATTTATCAACTATTCACTGGTGCCGTATCTGACCCGCATCGAACAGCGGATCAACACCGGACTGGTACGAAAAAGTAAGCAGGGCGTTTATTACGCCAAATTTAACGCGGGGGCGTTACTGCGTGGGGATATGAAGTCCCGTTTTGAAGCCTATGCCACCGGGATCAACTGGGGGATTTACTCTCCCAATGACTGCCGCGACCTGGAAGATATGAATCCGCGTCCCGGTGGTGATGTCTATCTCACACCGATGAACATGACCACGAAACCCTCCGATGGCAGTAAAGCTGGTAAGCAGAAGGATAACGCCAATGCAGACGAAACAACGTCTTGATGTACCGCTGAGTCTTAAATCTGTCAGTGACTCCGGTGAGTTTGAAGGGTATGGCTCCGTCTTTGGTGTAAAGGACAGCCACGATGATGTGGTGGTGTCCGGGGCGTTTGCCGCTTCCCTGCGGGCGTGGAGTGACAGAAAAGCGTTGCCTGCGCTGCTCTGGCAGCACCGCATGGATGAGCCAGTCGGTGTTTATACCGAAATGAAGGAAGACGATGTCGGTCTGTTCGTCAGGGGGCGGTTACTCATCGATGACGATCCCCTGGCAAAACGCGCACACGCACATATGAAGGCCGGTTCGTTAACCGGCCTTTCTATTGGGTATGTACTGAAAGACTGGGAATACGACCGGAGCAAAGAAGTCTTTCTGCTGAAAGAGATCGACCTCTGGGAAGTCAGTCTGGTGACATTCCCGTCCAACGACGAGGCGCGTATCAGCGACGTCAAGAACGCACTGGCCCGCGGGAAAATTCCCGAACAGAAAAAGATTGAAAGAGTCCTGCGTGATGTCGGTCTCTCCCGTACCCAGGCCAAAGCATTCATGGCCGGGGGCTATGGCGCACTGTCCCTGCGCGACGCTGAGGATGTGGGCTCTGCACTGAATGCACTGAAGAATCTGAACTTTTAATCAGGAGAAACACAATGGCTGTTGATATCAAAGATGTGGAACAGGTCGCGCAGGATCTGCAGCAGAAGTTTGACGACTTTAAAGCGAAGAATGACAAGCGCGTTGATGCGATTGAGCAGGAAAAAGGCAAGCTGGCCGGGCAGGTGGAAACCCTGAACGGAAAACTCAGCGAACTGGAGAGCCTGAAAAGCGATCTCGAAAAAGAGTTGCTTGAGCTGAAGCGTCCGGCGGGTGGAGCGCAAAACAAGGTGGCTACAGAACATAAAGACGCTTTCGTCGGCTTTCTGCGTAAAGGCCGCGAAGACGGTCTGCGCGATCTGGAACGTAAGGCGTTGCAGGTGGGCACTGATGAAGATGGTGGTTATGCCGTGCCGGAAGAGCTGGATCGTAGCATTCTCAGCCTGCTGAAAGATGAGGTGGTGATGCGCCAGGAGGCCACGGTGATCACCGTGGGCGGTTCAGACTATAAAAAACTGGTGAATCTGGGTGGTACGGCTTCCGGATGGGTGGGCGAAACTGACACGCGTCCCCAGACCGCTACTTCCAGGCTGGGACTGATTGAGCCTTTCATGGGGGAAATCTACGGCAACCCGCAGGCCACCCAGAAAATGCTGGATGATGCCTTCTTCAACGTGGAGGCATGGATCAACAGTGAACTGGCGACCGAATTTGCCGAACAGGAGGAAATTGCCTTTACCACTGGTGACGGCACCAAGAAGCCGAAAGGGTTCCTGGCCTATGAATCCACCGATGAGTCCGATAAGGCACGTGCGTTCGGTAAACTTCAGCATATTGTATCCGGCGAAGCGACGACGGTGACCGCAGACGCCATTATCAAACTGATTTACACGCTGCGTAAGGCACACCGCACTGGCGCGAAGTTCATGATGAACAACAACAGCCTGTTTACCATCCGTCTGCTGAAAGACACCGAGGGTAACTATCTGTGGCGTCCGGGGCTGGAACTGGGGCAACCGTCCTCTCTGGCGGGTTACGGTATCGCTGAAAACGAGCAGATGCCGGATATCGCTGCAGATGCGAAAGCCATTGCATTTGGTAACTTCAAGCGGGGTTACACCATCGTAGACCGTATCGGCACCCGCATTCTGCGTGATCCGTACACCAATAAACCGTTTGTCGGTTTTTATACCACCAAGCGCACCGGTGGCATGCTGGTCGACTCGCAGGCCATCAAACTGCTGAAGATTGCTGCGGCGTAATCACTCAGGGGCGCTGAACTGCGCCCCCTGTTCTGACGGGTGAAGAATCATGATCCTGAAACAAGATCTGAAATGGTCACCGGACGGTATGCGCGTTGAGGTCATTCGGGCCGGTGAGTATGACGACGGGGCGCTTCCTGCCCGGGTGCAGGAGATTGCACTTCAGGCCGGGTTAGCAGATCGCGGAACCAGTGCAAAAAGCAGTAAAGCGACAAAAGAGAAAAAAGCCACGACCAGTAAAGAGGGCTGAGTATGCTTCTGACAATGGAAGAGATTAAAGCCCAACTCCGGCTGGATGAGGATTTCGATACTGATGACCGCCATCTGCAACTGCTGGCCTGTGCGGCGCAAAAGCGGACGGAAACGTATCTGAACCGGAAGCTCTATGCGCCGGATGAAACCATTCCGGACAGCGATCCTGACGGACTGCTCCTGCAGGATGATATCCGTCTGGGGATGTTGATGCTTATCAGTCATTTCTACGAAAACCGATCTTCCGTTACGGAAGTGGAAAAACTCGACATGCCACAGAGCTTTGGCTGGCTTGTCGGTCCATACAGGTACTTTCCACAATGAAAATTCGTCAGGCGCAGACCAGCGCAACTTACATATTGCCTGACCCCGGCGAGCTGGATAAACGGATAGCGATTCGCCTGCGTGTGGATGAGCCGAATGATGATTTTGGCGTGTCCCCCTCGTATACGGAGGAGATCTGCACCTGGGCGAAGATGGCCCAGCCCGGAGCGGCGGCCTATCAGGGCTCCGTACAGACGGAAAAAATCGTGACGCACTATTTCACGATCCGCTGGCGCCGGAATATTACCGCCGATCATGAAGTGTTCTGCGACGGGCAGGTTTACCGCATCCGGCGCATACGCGACCTGAACAGCAAACGTCGTTTCCTGTTGCTCGAATGCGAGGAACTGGGCACTGAACGGGCAGAGGGCTATGCAGAACAAAGCGTTTTTACACGTTGATTTTGAACAGCCGGAAACGCTTGTTTTTAACCGGGCGCGTTTGCGCCGGGCGTTTGTCTGTATCGGGCAGGTACATATGCGTGATGCCCGCCGCCTGGTCATGAAGCGGGGGCGTTCCGGACCCGGAGATAATCCTTCATACAGAACGGGAAAACTGGCACGCTCCATCGGGTATTACGTTCCGCGGGCATCCAGTCGCCGTCCGGGATTGATGGTGAAAATTGCCCCTAATCAGAAGAACGGGGAAGGAAACCGCCCGATCTCAGGCGCATTTTACCCTGTATTTCTGTTTTACGGTGTACGGCGCGGCGCAAAACGTAAAAAAGGGCATCACCGGGGGGCCTCCGGTGGCAGCGGCTGGAAAATTGCTCCCCGCAACAACTACATGACGGAGGTACTGGAACGACGCCGCAGCTGGACCCGTTACATACTGTCCCGCGAGCTGCGTAAATCCCTCCGACCTCAACGCAGGAAGAAAAAATGAAACTAACCCCGATTATTGCGGCGCTTCGCGCCCGATGTCCGTTGTTTGAAAACCGTGTTGGCGGTGCCGCGCAGTTCAAGGCAATCCCGGAAGCTGGAAAGCTCAGGCTGCCAGCAGCGTATGTCGTTCCATCTGAAGATGTCACCGGCGAGCAGAAGTCGCAGACGGACTACTGGCAGGATTTGACGGAGGGTTTTTCCGTCATCGTGGTGCTCAGCAACGAACGGGATGAAAAAGGGCAGTGGGCATCCTATGACGCCGTTCATGACGTCAGGCAGCTTATCTGGAAAGCGCTGCTGGGCTGGGAGCCGGATCCGCAGGCGCATGAAATTCAGTACGCAGGTGGTAT